ATCAACCAAAACTTAAATCGAATGAGTTGTCAAATGACCTCATCTGTTCTTCAGTCAAATCAGCAATAGGTAATCCGCAATAACTTGTATTGATTCTTAATCTAAAGTTTAATGTACATACCCAACCAGAAACGTTTTCATCTGAAAACTCTTCTAATGGCTCAAGGTCTATATCGCCAGATAATGATAAAAATCCTTCATTATAGAAGGGATGTTGATTTATTTCATTTACTATATCCGTTATAATTTGAAATGTATCGCTATGTACGTCATTTTTATTATCTTGATTTAAATTAACCAAGTCAAGTACTTTTAATTCTATTGATAAGGATTTTACCGGATATGAATTACCTTCATCTGAACGAAAATAGGTACCCTTAATTGGATTTATATACATTAAGGGATATACCTCAGAAGTATTTGACGCTGCAAAATCCCAATCCTTCCCAAATGCAAATGATTTTAATTCTAAATGTCTCCTTTGAATGTCATTTAGAATTTTTAATATTTGATTATAAGTTAATATCGAACCAATTGGAAAATCCGGAAGCTCCGGTGTAATAGGAAGTGCACAATAAGATGTTGGATTTTTTAATCTAAACGTTATTCTTGATTTGAAACCAGAAACTTCTTCATCTGAAAAATTCTCAAGTGGTTCTATTTCAATATCATTAACAATATCCATAAATTCATTTTGAAAATATGGAGTTTGGTCAATGGAAGTTATAATATCGTTTAATATTTGCTCTGTATCTGAATAAACGTCACTGATATTGTCAAATCCTTTATTTGTCAAATCCAATACCTTTAGTTCTAATGTGAGTTCTTTTGAATTGTAAGAATCGTTTGCTTCAGATTTAATTAAGGTTCCCCCAATAGGAGAAACATATAAAACGGGATACACGTATTTTACTGAAGTGGCAAAGTCATAATCAAGTCCTACATCAAAACTCTTGATTTGATAATGATTAGTTGCAACTAATTCAAGTTCAGATAATATTTGGTTATATGTTAATACTGTTGCGATAATTTTAATTTTTTAATAAATAATCATATTGCTTTAACTTATATATTCCTCTAACTCTTGAAGGAGGAATATTTAATTTTTTACCTACTTCTCTAAAACTATAATTATCAATTAATATTAATCTATTAACTTCTAATACCAGTTCTTTTGTTATATTTAATCTCTTTTCAAATGCAGTTAAGCAACTTTGTTTTATTATTATTTTTTCTTGTTTTGATTTTGGACCTTTTGGAAGACAATAATTAGGATTTCCTTTCCTATTTGAATAATATATTTTTTTTTCTTCATTTGAAAATTTAACTCCTGAACTTCCTTTTCCGCCAAAAGCTCTTTGTTTTAAATTAAATCCCCAGCTTTTATAAAGAGATATATAATGTTTCTCCCAAAAATCTCCATCATCCACAATATCAATTAGTTCTATTGATAGATTCTTATTTTTAAACCTATATTTGTGCTCTGATAATCTTATTCTTAGTTCCCTATCTGTTTGACCTACATAAACAACATTATTTATGCTTGTGTCAGTTAATATATATATGTTTGTTTTCATATTACAAAGATAGTTTTATTATAAATATATAAAATGTATCTTTGTATTTTATCGATGTCTTTGGATTTTGGAGCTTTCTTCTTGTTTACGTTTTTGTTCAAAGAATAAGTCCTTCTCACGCCAATAACTTAAAAGATTCAATGCTGAAATCCAATTTTGGTCATAGACAGCTTCGAATTTAGTGATGTCTCCTAAAGCCAACTTCTCAACAATAGCAAACCAACACCAACGATTGAAACTCGTGTCAGGTGGGTCTATTTCATTTTGGCCTTTAACGGTAAAATCCTCTGTTTCACCTTGGGAATCTGAACTATTGAAAGAGAATAACCCTTTGAACTGCTTGAGGATGTTTTCTCTCCACGCAAAAAAAAATTAATAATGTTATAAACATCTGTTACTTTAATCAATTTGGATTTTTCATTAATGATGATATTTATGTCATCCGGATTTAATGGTTCCGGTTTATTTGTTGTGGTATTAAGTCTCCTAAATAATACTCCAAAAGCTATTTCTAAAGGACTCAAATCCAGTTTTTTATCCTTTAGCATCAATTCAATTGAAATACTTTCTCCAACTGTAAGTTTGTTATAGTCTTCTTTAATTGTCCAGTCTTCATTTCCTATCTTGAAGGATTTTACGGACTTTTTAGGTGCTTTAGGTTCTATTTTAAGCCAGTCAAATGCTGTTTGTATCTCCTTGAAGTTATCAATAGGAATATCATTAGCGATAGATATAAATTCTGGCTTCTCACACAAAAGAGATAACGTCTTTATAAAAGAATCAATTGATGAAAGATGTTTGTCTTCTCCAATTGTTACAATATCAATATAATTACGTAGAGACACTTCACTCCATTCGCTTGGAAAGGTAAATTCCTGTTTTGAAATCTTTAATTTTAGCATAGATATTTGTTTTTTATTATTTAAATAGAAAGAAAAAAAGTAAAATCGTATAAGCTTTAAAGAAATATGAAAGAACCAACATTGATATTTTGCTTTAAACAATTATAAGCAATAGCAATTGACATTATACAATCGTCATTTCCGAAATTTGCTTGGTATGTTACATTACCTCTTTTTGAAATAGAATAGCCGAATGCATCGAGTTCGGATTTTACTGCCGGATGATTTAATAACTGGATTTTACCATCATTGAAATTATAAATAAGGTCATTGATAATGATTGGTTTTGATGTTGAGGTAGTTGTAAAGGATTCTATCATATGCATTCCTTTAGTTATTAACTGCTCGATAACCAAAATACCAAATGAGTTGGATTCTACTAAGCACTTCGAAACGCGAAACAGCGTTAGAGCATTTTCTATTCTACGTAAAACTTCTTCATTATTTGTTTGATTGAATCTATCAATAAAAACCATCTCTGCTCTTTGATTAAATATTGTTATAACTGTAAAATCCTTCTTCAATCCCACATCTATACCACAATAATATATATCTCCATCCTGTGGTCCGGATAACTGAACTCCTTTAGTAAAATCCTGTATGTTCTTAAATAAATTCCCAGCATCAACGAATTGAGCTTCATATTCTTGTTTGAATGCATCATCCGGTAAAATCCTCCTTTGTTGCTCAATGAATTCAATATTAGCATAGGGATTTTCAACATATGTAGTTTGAAAAGATTTATAATGTTTTTCTTCAGGATTTTTCCCCATTAAGAATAACTTATAAAAAAAATTCTTGCCCCTTGGGGTTGAACCAAAGATTACTTTCTTTCCTCTAACCAGAAGTGTTGGAGCTAAGATAGTATTATAAGTTTCCTCATCTATCCACGATGCTTCATCTATTAGTAAATGAGTTAATGAATATCCTCTTAATGAATTTGTTGAAGCTGCAGAACGAAATAGAATAACTGAACCATTTGTAAAAGCGATTTCTGATGTGCCTGCTTGAATACGATAGGATTTTACATATGGTAAATGAATTACAAAGTTCAATATCTGTTTATATACCTTCTTTGATTGAGAATCAACAGGAGATACAAACATAATGTTAGCATCTGATTTCTCAAGTGCATAATAAATAGCAAGGTTTTCCATCAAAAAGGTTTTTCCAGATTGACGTGAGGCATTATATATAACGTATTTAATATCTGGGTTTATGCAGGCTTTTACAATATCCTTCTGGGCTTCGTAAGGTTTAAATAAAGTAAGAGTGGTTTTTGCTTCCATACGTAAAATCCTGTTTAATGTTTCACACTTTCTTATTTAGAATCATTCTAAATAGCAATGTTAACTTAATGTTATGTTTTTAAATATTATAAAATGTTAATAACTTTTTAAAAATCTTTAAAGTGTTAGTCTTACAAGCATTTCAGGATTTTACAGTGTTAATAACTTTATATTGTTCAGTCTGGTAATATTAATTATGTTAAATAGTTCTGGCATAGTTATTGCTTGTAAAATCCTTTGGCATAGTTATTGTATTGTGTAAAATCCTCCAGATAATCATCTGATACTCAAGCACCATCTTTTTAAAAGATAACCAACTGATACTCAAGCACCATAGAAGTTAACTAACTGATATTCAAGCAGGGTTTTTACCTCTGAAACTCCATATAATGTTTTGTAAAATCCTGCATTGTTTATAACTTTTTTAAATGTTTGAAACATTAATCAGTATTTTACGTTTGCTCCTCATCTTCTTCAGTTATATCTTCAAAGGATTTTACTTCCGGGATATCAATATTCATATCTGGAAACTTAAGTTCGAGA